CCGGTGGAAACTGCGGACCGTGAGGACCTGAAGAATTGGGAGGAGGACGATAGACATGGCTTCATGAGTTCAACCTCATAAGTGGCCCAAAGTTCTCCTACAACAGCGGCGGCTTGAGATCCGACAGAATATACTTGAAGGCGCCCCAAATCATAAAATTTGGAGTCAGCGGTTGTGGGTGGGTAACCGATGTACGCTACATTCATTGGAGTCTCTTTAGGATTACACTCAACGGGGAGGTATGCGTTGAGCGATGGCTTGGTATCAACAGACCACATCTCATTTGCTGCCTCAACTTTGGTCGTCGCCAGAGGTTTATCGGAACGATAATTACATACCAAACCTATTGTACCTAAAGCGGTGTTTGTGGAGTTGAGGGCGTCAGCAGACGTGGACTTGAACTCAAATACGAGTCCTTTAAAACGATACTCTTGGAAAGCCGATGCAATCCCAGCAAGATAAGGAAAAGTAGACTCATTTCCAGCGTTAATATCAAGAGTGAACTGGGTTGTAAAGGCTGTTGAGCTTGATACATCTCCAATATACTCCTTATGACTGAGAATAATAGAGTCAGCGGAGGAGTGCATGCTAGGTACTTGATTGGTCGTATCCCATGAGGTGTTACCTCCAGCAAGCTTATACGCTCCGCTTCCGAATAGTTTGCCGCTGAAGAAGTCTGAGAGTCCGTTGCCGAGGGCCCCACCAAGTCTGCCAAGCGCAGATTGCTGGTATTGAGGGGGGGCGGGGGCAAAGGCTCGTGCAGGAGCTTCAGAATAAGCGACGGGTTGTCGATTTTGTTGTTTGTTTCTTTTTCGTGAATTTTTAGAATTTTTGTGTTTTGTCATGTATTGGATCCCGCTGACAAGAACGGGACTATACATCATCTAGGAACTCCCGACGTAGCAGGAGGTGCGCCGTGTAGTCTCTCGGCATTTTGTTTAGCACGGAATTATTAAGACCTGGTGGCCACCGTTTTGGGCAATTATCCTAGACAACCCAATATGCGTGTCGTGCACTAAGCGGCTATTTAGGGATAGCTCCCATTGGTTTTCTAAGCAGCCGGGAAATTATAAAGAAACTCAGTTGAATGGGATTCTTTTAAATCTCGGAACACGATTGGTACTTCATCATAATGTTTTTCCCAATATAACTGCTCATCTGGTGTCACGCCAAAAGCCTTATAGAAACTATACCTTGACTGCCACGTGGGTTCCTTGAACTGCCGATCCATTCTGACCGCAAGATTCATCATACCGCATTCGTGCTGTAGGTGCTTTTGTTTGCTATTAAATTTGACTTCTGCTGAACATTTGATTAGGCGACGATAAAAGTTTTGCCAAATCGGAATGCCACCTGTTAGGTGCAATCCGGCGTCTCCTAGGACCTGGTAATATGAGAACAAAGAGTTGATTGTGTCATTGTATACAAGAGACACACAATCTTTTGCCAATCCAGTGTGCAGGTTGCGGACCATAGTCCAGCTTTCCCCATCCCACACTGGTTTCGTTTGGCAAAACTCGATTTCTTCAAATTCTGTGACAGGCTCTTCAACTTTCATGTTGAAACCCATCTTTAGGAACCAGTCCTCCAACGACGATATAATCTTAGCCATGTCTTCCTGCTCTACAATTAAGGAGCAATCATCACCATTATTGGCTAACTCATACTTGGTTACATTTATCTCCGACATGAAAGCGTGAATCATAGCACACATTAGTAGACAGTTTCCGAGCCCGGTGTTCATATCACCGCTCATTCTACAACCATCCACCTCGTACTTAATCTTCCCATCTCTCACATAGCCTCTACCGCTGTTTTTCAACTGCCAAGAAAGGAGCCTCTTCAGCTCGTTACGATCTTTCTTCGACGAAAAACAATTTAGGTAAACTGAATGCTCCCAGTCCAATGCATCAACGCTAACATGTTGATCCATTCTCGACGCATCCAATCCAAGGGCAACAGGATGTTTGAACCTGTCCCACTTCTTCCTCATAACACAGCCACTCTCAGCTGCGTTAAGACCTTTCATTACGGTAATACTCCCGAAAACCCAGGCGATTGCTTTATATATACGTTTTTCAATCACCTTAATA